TCGCCGAGCTCGAAGAGGCCGCGAAGACCGAGGGGCAGAAGCGGGCGGAACAGCTCGCCGAACTCCAGGCCAAGGTCGCCGAGTACGAGACCCGTGAGCAGATCGCGGCGTGGAAGGCCGAGGTCGCCGAGGCGACCGGCGTGCCCGCCGCCGCGCTCGCCGGGTCCACCAAGGAGGAGATCGAGGCGCATGCCGAGACCCTCAAGCCGCTCATCGCGCAGCCCCAGCCTGCCAAGCCGCAGCCGCTGATCGTGCCCGCTGAGGGGAAGACGCCGCCGGCGCTCAACTCCTCCGCGCTCGAAGACGCGCTCCGCAAGGCAGTCGGGGCGAACTGACCATCCCCCTTCCCCTGTAGAGGAGAGCCATCATGGCACCCATCACCCGAGCGGACTTCGAGGGCTTCCTGAGCCCGGAGGAGTCCGCGCCCATCTTCAACGAGGCCCGCCGCGGGTCCGTGTTCCAGAACCTCATCCGGCAGGTGCCGCTCGGCATCAACGGCCAGAAGATCCCGGTCCGCGCCGGGAAGACCGTCGCCAACTGGGTCGGTGAGGGGCAGCGGAAGCCGCAGACCGACCTCGGCTTCGAGCTGCTGCACATCGAGCCGAAGAAGCTGGCCGCGATCGCGGTCCTCTCGGCTGAGACCGTCCGGGCCAACCCCGGGAACATCACCCAGGAGATCCGCACGGACCTCGCCGGCGCGTTCGCCGAGGCGTTCGATCTCGCTGTCGCCTACAACGTCGGCGGCGACGGAACCGGCACCGGCCCGTTCGACAACTACCTCGCCGAGACGACCAAGTCCGTCACCCTCGGCACCGCCACCGTCGCCAACGGCGGCATCCACGCCGACCTCGTCGAGGGCATGCGCCTCCTCGTCGGCGACGGCAAGAAGCTCCGCGGGTTCGCCCTCGACGACTCGATCGAGCCGGACTTCTGGGGCGCGGTCGACGGCAACGGGCACCCGCTGTACGTCAACCTCCCCACCGACGACGTCTCCCAGACGATCGCCCGCCCCGGCCGCCTCCTGGCCCGCCCGTCCTTCATGGGCGAGGGCGTCGGCCACGGCAACACCGTCGCGTTCGGTGGCGACTTCTCCAAGGCCGCCTGGGGTGTCGTGGGAGGCATCTCGTACCGGGTCTCCACGGAGGCCGCGGTCACCATCGACGGCCAGCTGGTGTCGCTGTTCGAGAACAACCTCGTGGCGATCCTGGCGGAGGCGGAGTACGGCTTCGTCGTGGCCGACACGGAGGCGTTCGTCAAGTACGAGCGCGAGGCCGCTGCCGGTGGTGGCGACTGATGGTTCGCCGCAAGGAGGCCGTCAAGACGGTCACGCTGACCGCCCCCTCGGGGACGCGCGTGACCGTCGCTGAGGTGTCGGCTGCGAAGTACAAGGGCCTCGGCTACAAGGGCGTCCCTGGGCGCCCGAAGGCCGAGAAGGCGACCGACGACAAGTAGGGAGGGGGCCGGCCATGAGCGAGTACACGATGCCCGCAGTGCCGTTCGCGACACTGGAGGATTTGGCCGAGCGTGGCCGGCCCACCCCCATCGAGGATGAGGCGAAGGTCGAGCGGCTGCTGGCGGATGCGTCCAGGGTCATCATCGATCAGATGCCTCAGGCGGTTCGGCGGGCGCACCCTGACACGTTGACACGGATCGTGTGCAGCATGGTCACCCGGGTCCTTGACGCCGGTGGCCCGATGCCCGGTCTCGAGACGACACAGTTCGGTGTGGGCCCGTTCCAGGAGTCCTACCGGTGGGCGAACCCGACCGGAGACCTGTACCTCACGAAGGCGGAGAAGCGTGCGCTGCGTGGCCCTGTGGCGGCGTTCAGTGTGTCGACGATGCCGCCCGACGCGGGCCGTGAGTATCCCGGGCCGGGGGTGGAGGTGTGGTGAGTCGTCTGCCTGCCCGCTGGACGCCCCACACGGTCCTCGTGCGCCCGTTCGAGGGTGTCGGCGGGGCTGGGCCGATCTACGGCGACCAGTACCCGCTACGCCCCGAGGACGGCCGCGGCGTGTACCTGGAGGACGCCCGTGAGGTGGTCCTCGACAGTGACGGCACGGAGGTGGTGTCCTCCACGCGGTTCTTCTGCAACTTCGATGACGCGCCGCCAGAGAAGTCGCGCGTGACGGTGTGGGTCGGGACGCCGTTCGAGCGTGAGGCTCCCGTCGTCCGGGTGGCCCGGTTCGAGCATCCGCGGTTCCCGGGCTACGCGGAGGTGAGGCTCACGTGAGCGTCCAGTTCGAGTGGCGCGGTGATCTCGCCCGGACACAGTTCAAGGGTGGCGCGGCCGATGGGCTGCGTGAGGCTGCCCAGATGATCCTGGAGGCGTCCAACGCGGCGGCTCCGACCGAGTCGACACACCTGGTGGATTCGTCCGGCACCGACGTGGATGCGGAGTCGCTTGAGGCGTCGGTGTACTACGACCCGCAGGGCGCGCCGAAGGGCGGCAAGCCGATCTACGCTGTGGTGCGTCACGAGGCGCTCCGTCAGGGTGGTGCGCCGAAGTACCTGGAGCGACCGTTCCTGCGGAACCGGAACACGGCACTCCAGATGATCGCCGGCCGGATACGGCGGGTGCTCTGATGATCCGCGCATCGCAGGTCCGTCGAGGTCTGGCCGAGTGGATCGGGGCGAACGTTCCCGGTGCCGTGTGGTCCGAGAGTGCCCCCTACAGTCCTGATGACCGCGCCGTCACCCTGCGCGACCTGCCCTCCCAGCCCGCCACGGCTGTCGCTGTCGAGCTGTACCACCGGGACGACGACCTTGTCCTGCCCGATGTCGAGGTCCGCGTGCAACTCATGTTCCGTGGCCCCGGCGACGCAGCTGATGACTTCGGCGATGACGTTTTCGAGGCTCTGCACGGCCGGACCATGTTCCAGGCCGGTGCGGTGAAGGTCCAGCGCGCGGCCCGGGTCAGTTCGGCGCCGCTCGGCCCGGACGGCAATGCCCGCGAGCGACGTAGCGACAACTACGAGCTCGTGTTCATGCGCCCCTAGGCGCACCCACCAGAAGAAAGGAAGCCTCTCGGCGCTCATGCCGTGGGGCCGTCACCCATGCCCTAGGAGGCAGATCCACCATGAGCACACCCACCACCGAGTTCGGCTTCTCCTACGAGTACGCCGTCGACGTCAAGACCGGCGAGGACACGTTCCAGCGGGTCCGGTTCATCTCTGCGGTCGACCCGCAGGTGTCGCCGGTGACGCAGGACGCGCAGACCTACGACGACGAGGGCGCCCCGAACAACGTCAAGACGTCGGAGTCGTGGACCCTGTCGTTCACGGTGCAGCAGCACCGCACCAGCGAGGGCGGTTATCTGCCCGAGATGGAGGCCATCCTCGCGCTGACCGACCCGGAGGCGGTCGGCAACGCCGGCACTGGCACGTTCCGCTGGTACGACAAGCCTGCTGGCGGTCGTACCCCGAACCCGGACGAGGCGTTCGAGGGTGACGGCACGGTGCAGGTGACGCGTGGGCAGACCGGTAACGACGGGATCGGGTCGTGGAACGTGACCGTCACCGGGCAGGGGCGTCGCCGCAAGATCGACAACCCGGCCGCGAACGGCGGTGGTGGCAGCTGATGCTGCGCATCACCGCTCCTGAGCCGGTCAACGGCCGCGTCGTCGGCGTCACCTTCACCGACGGTGTCGCCGAGGTCGACGGTCCGCTGCCTCGTGCGGTGGACCTGTACCTGCGCACCCACGGCTACCGGGTCGAGGGCTCTGACGTGCCTTCCGAGCGGTGGCGCCGCGACGACATCGCCGCATGGGCCACCGAGCGGGGCATCGACATCGAGGGTGCCGAGACGAAGGCGGACCTGCTGGCGGCGATCGACGCCGCGACTCCCTGAGACCCCGGTCGCGCCCGTGCCATGCGGGTCGCGGGCGCGACCGGCCGCCACCGAGTGAACCCGCAGCCAACCCGCATAGGAGAACCCGCATGGCTCTGAAAGACCTGTCCGAGTACCTGACCCCTGACCTGGAGCTGCCGCACGGCGGCAAGGTGTACACGGTGAAGCCGCCGACAAAGAACACGGGCCTCATCCTCGCCGCGATCAACGCGCTCGGTGCCGCCGCATGGTCCGGCCCCGAGGCCGTGGACAAGGTGCCCCAGTCGATGCGCGACCTTGCCAAGACCGTCGAAGACAAGGACCTCGGGGAACTGTCCCTCGGTGAGGACGTGTATCGGCAGATGAACGAGGACGGTGTCCCCGGTCCGCACATCGACACCTTCGCCCTGTACGCCCTCTACTACTGGACGATGGGCGAGGAGTCCGCTGACCAGCTGATCGCGCTGCGGGCGGGTAAGCATGACCCAAAAGCAGCGGCCCGCGCACGCTCGAAGAGTGGGCGCAGTACGGCATCGGGGAGCCGGAAGACTGGGTCGACGGGGTCCCGCTCTACGCCGACTACCGCGTCCCGGAAGGCACAACCCGGCGCATCGTTCAAGAAGGAGACTCAGTCGGGTGGGCAGAAATCCTCACCCACTGGAACCTGATCGTCCCCGACCTCGCCGCGGTCTACGGCGTCGACCTGCACGACCCTGCTCTGGAAGGCCGGTCGTGGCTGTGGCTACGCGGTCTGGTCCTCGGGTTGCTCAACCGAGACAGCAGCCTCTCCCGAGCCCTCGCGCCCAAGTGACCGCTCAAACACCATCGACCCATCCGAGCCCTGGGACGACAACGCGTACCCCCGCTGGCGGGCGCCGATGACCAGGACCGAATGGCCCATGCCGGCATGCCCTGACTGAACGGAAACCAGCTGAGCGCCGGAGAACAGCCGGTCCAGCTCTGTGTCGTCGGGAGTGTTCGCTAGGGCGGCGTTCGCGGTCCGCACCGTCCGCCACCAAGTGAAAGCGATCGCCGCCGCGACAACGACGGTAAGGACAGAGATCAGGACGAGTGGCCCACGGTCCGGGTCGACCGTGCGGCCTGCGTAAGCCGCCGCCCTGACGCGGTCGGCTTCCTGACCGTTGCGCCACACGGCAAACGCGATTCCTGCCGCGATGACCGCAGCGAGCGCGAGCCCGAACCACATGTGGGCCGCGTCCTTCTTCTCCTGCTGGTCCGTCCTGTCCATAACTCCTGAGTTTCTCACGGATCGCTGACGGAGGTGAGTCCTATCGCTCTCAAGGTCGGCGAACTGTACGCCACGATGCGGCTGGACGATGCCCAGTTCAACCAGGGACTCGACGGGTCGAAGTCCCGGTTTGAGGGGCTGCGGTCGGCTGTCGGTGCCGGTGTGCGGGCGATCGCTACCGGGTTCGCGGCTGCGACGACGACGGCCGCCGGCCTGGGTATCGCGGCGTTCAAGGTCGGTATGGACTTCAACCGGTTGCAACAGAACAGCCGGGCCGCGCTCACCACGATCCTCGGGTCGGCTGAGGCGGCGGCGGACCAGATGGACCGCCTCGACGACTTCGCGTCGAACTCGCCGTTTGCGCGGCAGGTGTGGATCACCGCGCAGCAGCAGCTCCTCGGGTTCGGTGTCGAGGCTGAGCGGGTCGTGCCGATCCTGGACGCCGTTCAGCAGTCGGTGGCCGCGGTCGGTGGCTCGAACGAGCAGATCGAGTCGGTTACCTACGCGCTGGCGCAGATGCAGGGCACCGGCCGGCTTACGGGCGAGACCCTGAACCAGTTGGGCCAGTACGGCATCGACGCCGCCTCGATCATCGGTCAAGAGATGGGCAAGACCGGTCAGGAGATCCGCAAACTTGCGTCCAAGCCGGGCGGCATCCCTGTCGATGAGGTGTGGGACCCGCTTGTTGACGGGATGATGGAGAACTTCGGTGGCGCCACCGAGGGGCTGCGGCAGCAGTGGGACGGTGCGGTCGACCGGATCAAGGCCGCTTGGCGTGACATTGGCGCCATCCTGGCTGAGCCGTTCATCGACCCGATGGGCGGTGGCCGGGCGGTCGACTGGGCGAACGACTTTGCCGACACTCTCCGTGCCGCTCAGGCGAAGATTCGCCCCTTCGTTGACCTGCTCGTGGATCGGTTCGCTCCCGGCCTTGAAGCTGTGGGTGGTCTGTTCGAGCGTGCGCAGGGCGCGATCAACTCGTGGGATGTGTCGAAGGTCAACCGGCAGCTGGACGAGATGTCCGGCTATGCGCCGCTGATCGCTGGCTTGTCGACGGCGATGTTCGCGCTGGGTACGTCGTCGCTGCCGATCATCGGCGGGGCGATCAACCCTGTGGTGGCCGGGTTCGCTGCGATGGCGGCGACCAGCCCTGAGATTCGGTCGATGCTCGGCGAGTTCGCTACCTCGCTCCAGCCGCTTGTGCCCGTGCTCGGCGACTTTGGCATCCTCCTGGCCGACACTGCGATGCTCGTGCTGCGCGAGCTGTCCCCGGCGCTGGGCGAACTGCTCATCGCTGGCGGCGAGCTGGCCGTGACGCTGGGCGGGTCGCTCGTGCCGGCACTCGGCGACCTGCTCGTCAGCGCAACCCCGCTGGTGGGCGTGCTCGCCGATGTCGTCTCTTGGGTGGCCGACCTGCCCGGACCGGTCCAAGCCGCGTTCCTCGCGTTCCTTGCTCTCCAGGGGCCACTGTCTCCGGTGGTGGATGGACTCCAGGGTGTCGCCGAGGCGTTCGTCCGCATCATCCAGCAGTCCCAGGTGCAGGCGGTCCTCGGTAACACGAACATCGCCGTGGGTGGCATGGCATCCGCGTCGGCGCGAGCCTCGGCGGGTATCGCCGCGGTCGGGACCGCCCTCAAGGGTGCGTTCCTGACGAGCGGGATTGGCATCGCAATCGCTGGAGTAACGGCCGCTATCGCCGCCTTCGCCACGCAGCAGGCGGAAGCTAAGCGCCGGGCGGACGAGTACCGAGACTCGCTGGATCAGACCACTGCCTCCATCACGGCGCAGACTCGTGAGCTGGCGTTCAACAATCTGGAACAGGCCGGCGCTGTCGAGACGGCCAAAGACCTCGGCATCAGCTTGCGTGACCTTGTCGACGCCGCAGTTGATCCGACCAGTGACGCCTATGGCCGGCTGAGCGCCATGGGGCAGCGGGCCAATGACGAGTTGGCACGTGCACACGAGGAGAGTCCCGGGAACGCGGCAGCCTTGCAGGCGGTGCGGGACGCCAACGAAGACTTGTGGGATGTGCTGCGCGCCGTAGGCATTGAGCAGAGCGGTGTGGCAGATGGTCAGGAGGAGTTGCGGGACCGGATCGCCGCGGGGATCGGCACGACGCAGGACGCAACTGCTGCCGTAGATGGGCATCGTCGCGCTCAGGAAGAGCTGCGTGCGGAACTCGAAGAGGGTATCGACGCGACTCTCTCTGCTGCCGAGGCTGCGCTGCGGGTGGAGGATGCGCACGCTCGGGCGACGGAGGCGATAGACCGGAAGCGTGAGGCTGACGAAGAGCTCCAGGCCGTGATGGAGAACGGCAATGCGACCGAGGAGGAGCGGGAGGCCGCTACTCGTGCCGCAGAGCAGGCCACGCGTGACGCTGACCGGGCGATCTTGGACTACACGCGCCAGGTGGACAACCACATCTCTGCGCTGGGCCGGAACAACGCGTCCTACGGGGAGATGCGGGCTGAGATGTCCCGCGCTCGGGACTCGTTCATTGAGCAGCGGGTGCAGATGGGGATGACCCGTGACGAGGCCGCTGCGCTGGCGGACCAGTACGGGCTGGTGCCGAACCGGATTGACACGATGGTGCACCTCGAAGGCGTGCAGGCGGCGCTCAACGAGATCGGCAACCTCGACCGGACCCTGAACAACATCAACGGCAAGAGCGTCCGCGCGTCGGTCGTGGTGGAACGGTACGGGCAGGCGGCGATCGCGTCCGGTGGCTACGTGGGCGACTTCGCTCGCGCGCTCGGCTACGCCCACGGCGGCAGCCCCAAGCGGTTCCCCCACGGCGGTCAGGTGCTCGGGCCAGGCACGCCGACGTCGGACGAGATCCCGGCGTGGCTGTCCAACACGGAGTTCGTGCAGCGGGGCGCCGCGGTCGCGAAGTACGGCCTGGACTTCATGCATGCCGTCAACAGCCTCCGCTTCCCGGTGGAGCTCGCGCGGCCATTCCCG